AATGGAACAGCTAAGAGTCTGGAAGAAGTACCAAGATTACTGGTGCGAACATAAGCCAAGTATCACTGTTTATTATACAGATAGTGAGTTCCTGCAAATAGCACAGTGGATATGGGATAACTTTGATTCGGTTAGTGGTATTAGTTTGTTGCCTGTGAGTGACCATGTTTATCAGCAAGCCCCTTATGAGGACATAACCGCTGAGAAGTATGAGGAGTTACTAGCGGCTATGCCAGTGGATATTAAGTGGGAAGACTTAGAACACTTCGAGAAGGAAGATAATACTACAGGTTCGCAAGAACTGGCGTGTGTTGGAGGCGCGTGTGAAATAGCATAGGTAAAACTAAGGGGGCGCAATGCCCCCTTTTGTTATTCCTGCGGTACTGTAGCACCGATAGCCAAACCTGCTCCTGCTCCAGTCTGACCTGCATTTTCCATGAATTTTGTCATAAGACCTTTAGGTATCGGTTCTCCCTTAAGTAACTTTTTGTTTATTATCTTAAGTTGGTTTATCTGAGATTGAATCTTTTCAGGACTCATAGCTTTCTTCACAAAAGCACCTATCAAGGCTAAACTAACACCACCACCAAGAGTAGGCTTTCTTATCCCGCTAAGTTCCCCTGAACGTACAGATAGAGAAAGAGCAGATTCAGAGCCTTTAATACCGTCAGACAGTTGTTTAATTTCCTTGCCTAACTCTACTAGCTTATCTCCTTTTTCTTTACCAACAATAGCGTTGAATGTATCACGGAACTTAGCTGTATTCATTCTACGCACAAAGTCAACACCTTCTTTAGTGTTTTTCTGGGGGAACAGGTTATTTAAGAACTCTTTCTCAATACTTTCTAATATATTGTTACCTGCATTGTCTACTTTAAGCTCTTTAGCTTTAGCAATTAATGCTTTTACTTCCTTAACACTAATGTTCTCACCACTCTTAACCAAGTATTGACCGATGTCAGCTACGTTGTCTTTGTTAAGTGCCTTTGTTATCCATTTGCCGTGTATAGTATCAACCCCTTCTTTGTACATCTTTTTAAGGTTGTCGTACTTTATCTTTAGTTCAGGATTAAAGTTTTTAGCGGCACTTTCCATTGAGTTTTCCAACTCTCCGATAGCCTTGTTAATTAACTTTTCTGCCTGAGTACTTTTCTCACCTACAGATTTTTGCATATTTCTTTGTAAAGCCTTTAACTCAGAAAGTTCTTTATGCGCCTCAGAGAATGACATATCTTTTCTTAAGTTGTTTAGCTTGTTAGCGATATTTTTATGAGTACCTGAAATACCTGTCTCACCAAACTTGTTTGTTAATAAGTTAAGAGCCTCCTTTCCTAAAGCGATAGTAGAAGCAGGACGCACAAGGTTCTTATTCCTAGCCAATGTTCCGTCTAAGTTCTTAAGCGCACTATTAATCATCTTACGCGCTATAGGGTCTCCTGCAACATTAGGTAATAACTGCGTTAGTTTTCTTTTCTGCTTGACAACCTCAGCAGGGGTTAACCTAGCGGGAATAGCGTTTACAGCTTTCATTACAGACTGTTGAGAAGGTGTTTTAGCACGTAATTTATCATAGCCACGCCTAACTGCATTCTTAACATTACCAGTCCCAACAAATACAGCACCCTCTTTGTCAATAGCCTTATACAAAGGGTCTACAACAGCTTGTAAGGCTTTGTCTGAATCTTGTACTAGCTTGGCTAAAGCAATGCCTGTTTCTTCTCTAGTCTTATCCGTGGTGGCTCTACCAACTAATTCAGTAAACTGTGCGGTAATGTAATCGTCCTGACCCTTTAATGTTTCATCATAGTTCTTACCTAGTAGATAAGAAGATGACGAATAGTCTTGCGCTAGACCCATACCCTTATACTCAGGAACAGCCTGTGAAGGGAACAGACCTGTACCGCTGTCAGCAAGTTTACTCTGTAGACGTGCGGCTCTCTCAAGGTCTTCAGTTCTTTTAACAAGACTCTCTTCAACTGATTTAACAAACTCAGCGTTAATATCACCTCTTGCGGCTACTTCCTCTAGGGTAGTCTCTCCTCTCCTAATAGCTAATACTGTCTCCGCTACCTCTGATTCGTTGCCGCCTTTAAGGTATACAGGCTGAAACATTGCTCTCATAGGTTTGTATACCGCAGATAGTCCTTTACCTAAAAGACCGAAAGCACCACCGAATGCCGCGTCTGTTGCACCTGCTTTTAAAGCATTTTGTGTTTCCTTTTCTACATCAAAGTCTCTATCTTCTGAATAAGACTCAATTACTTCCCCTGCAAAGTAACCTGTAGCCGCCCCTACTGCTCCTCCGATAAGAGTGCCAAAGAAAGGCGACACAGCAGTACCTACAGATGCTCCATACTTAGCACCCGCAATAGCACCACCAACACTACCACCTATCTCACCTACTAAGGAAAAATAATCAGCGTTAGTTTTCATGTCTCGGTTATAGTCTTCTTCTGTAGCTAAACCGTTAGCTATAGCATATTCTTTTAGCTGTGCGTTCGTAAAGTTATCAGGAACTCCACGAATCACTTGACCTGAAGGTAAAGTTCTATCCGTCATTATCTACGTCTCCCTAATGGGTTAGCTTGACCACTGGTATTTCCTGTAGGCACTAAATCGGGGTTAAAGTCAACATCAGGAGCAGGTATTCTGTAAGCACTCAAACCATATTTTTCAGAAACCATTTCTTTGTAACCTTCTTGTGAAATAACTTCTCGCCAGTGTTCGTTGAATCCTGAAGAATCTCCTCCTCTATCAGACACCCATTTAGCTTTAGCGTTCTTCTTTTCTGCTACAAAGGCTGATAGCTTGGCTTGACCTCTAAGAAACTCTTCAATTTGCTCCGCACTCCATGAGTTATTCATGTAGCCAGATTTAGCCATTTCAATGTCTTTATCCGATGCAACTCCAGGGGGTAAGCTGTTGATAATGTTAGTATTTACTACAGATTGGAACTGTGTTTTAATTCTCGAAACTTCATCTTGAGTTCCGAAAGTAGCTTTCCACTTGTCCATTGCTTTACCACCAACACCACCCATAGGTCTAGTTCTGGAGTAATCATTAGCTAAACCTAGAAGAGTACTTACTTGACTTCCTGCCACATCAGCCTCATCACTAACGGCTCTAATATATTTCTTATCAGCCGCGCCCAGTTGTTTCTTTTTTTGCTCCGCTGTTAAACGCTGAATATCTAAACGCTCTTGCGCTTGCGCTTGGGTTACTGATGTAGACATCTGACTCGCAAGCTGACCCGCAAGGGCAGTTTCACCTTGAGACCTAAGAACATTAATTATGTTTTTCTTTTCTTCAGGTGTTTTAGTAGCAAAGTTTCTAACCATCTCTTCTTGACTTGCTTTACGCTCACCTGCCGCTGTAACCAACTGTTGTTGTATCGTTGGTTTACCGCCCATCAAACCACGTAAGCCACCCGCCATACGTTGTTGACCTGCTAAGGCACTCTGTACGAGCATATCTCTACCTGACATCTGTGTACGAGGGTCAATACCACCGCTAGGGATGCCTGTTAATAATCCTGCAATATCTCTATTAGCCATTAGTATTTCCCTCTATTATCTAAAATCGTAATCTCGTGCGACAGCGTCATCATCGTTACTAAACAAATCCTTTAACCAATCAAACCCATCAGTAAGCATACCACCCATGTCTCCTAAGTCTACACCATACTTATTCGCTAAGATTTGCTCTTGTATCGTAGGCTCTCTACCTAACAATGCCTCAGTAAGTGTTTGACGTTTACTTGCCTCAAGTCCTTGCGCTAACTCAGCACCTTGCATAAGAGCCTCAATACCCGCTTGACCTGCTTTACCGAACAGCTCAGCACCTGTACGTCTACCGATGTCCGCTAGTTGACCTCCCTGAATACCATAACCAAGAGCCGCTAGTGCTTGTTCTTGAGGCTTGTAGCCTTGAGTCATCATACCAGTAGCCGCCTCAAGTGCTTGCTTCTGTTCAGCCATAGCTTGTGTCCTAGCCCCTAGACTTGCTCTGGACATAGCCTCTTGTCTAGCAGTCTCTTGTGCTAATAACTCTGGAGAAGCACCACCGTATGCTGATGAACTTAAGCCCATACGTCCTTGAGATAACATACGCTCTTCTAATGCTAAACGCTGACGTTCTTCTTCAGGACGCTGAGTGGCTCTAATCTGCTCATACAGGTCAGCTTGCGCTGTACTAGGGTCTACCCCTACCTGACCGAACAAAGCCTGTGATTGACCTAACAGTTGGTTCTGAAGGGCTTGTTGCTCAGGGGACATCTGTAAAGAATAACCACCTTCAGGTGTTGTAGTAGCACCCCCTAGCCCTGTAGTAACAGTAAAGGGTTTAAACTCAGCCCTGCCCGCTACGTCTTCACCGAGACCATACAGCTTCTCTGCGCTTTGTTCCCCTAACTCAAGTGCCGCTTGTGCCGCTTTATCTTGGTTGTAATAACCTGCGCCCGCACCTAGTAAATCTGTAAACCAGTTACTCATTATACATTCTCCAGTTCTGCTACACGACTACGTAGCGATTGTACTTCTTTAATTAGCATAGGTACTAACTTGCTGTAGTCAACACCCATCATGTCTTCTTCATCTACAGGTTGCTGTACTGCTTCAGGTGCAACAGTTACTAACTCTTGTGCAATAACACCATAGTCTTGGTGAGAACCGTCAGCTTTCCAGTCGTACTGTCTAATCTGTATAGCATCAACCTTGCTTCCTGCATCAGCAGAGTCTGTGATGTTTTCCTTAAGGCGTTCATCGGAGCTAACGCCATAATGAACACCTGTTGTACCGACTTGGGTAATTGTTCCTATGGTATTATTTCCGTGTCTAAACGCGGCATAATAATTACCGCTTCCAACTGAAGAAGCATGACCTACGTTTATATAAGGCACAGTGCCTGATTTTACGCTAAAGCCGCCATTGAAAGCATTTTCGTCAGTAGTACCCACCAATACGCTGCCTGATGCGTCAATACGCATAGCTTCTGGGATGCTAGCGTGTGAAACGGTACTAGCTCCAACACCAAATGAAATGCCGTGTGGGTTTCCTGTACCATTAAACTGCATATATCCCATAAATGTAGAATCAATCTTACTTTGTATTCTTGTTCCTGCCGAAGTCCAATCTGAACCAGTGGAATCTCGAAGATTACCAATTTCTAAGTAGGTCTGATTTCCTGTAAAACTATGGATTCTAGATAAAAGTAAGAAATCGTTATTAGTACCGCCTAAAGCTGTACCATTGTGTACATCTAGTCGAGCCGCAGGACTTGCAGTACCTATACCTAGGTTGCCTGATGAGTCAATTCTGGCGCGTTCTGCAACATTAGAGCCTAAAATTAAAGCGTTAAACCTATCTGAGCCGATAAATGCAGAATCAAAAGCTGAGTTGGGTGTCACTGAAAAACGCAAAGTTGCTGTAGAACCGCTAGTCCCTGTATTATTTTGTATTCTTGCACAAATATCTCCACCAGAAGCTACTCTATTTAAATGTAGTTCTTCAGTAGGACTATCAGTACCTATACCTACTTTGCCTGATGCGTCAATTTGCATGGCTTGTGTGTACGAACCATTAAAAAACTTATGCTCTCCATTTCTAGCATAATATGATAAGTCTGATTGTGCTGACAGGTCTGCGCGGTCAATGCTTTCTAGTGTTACACCTGTAGTAGATGTTTCAATGTCTAACTGGTTAACACTTCCTTTGATACTTAGAGTGTTCGCAGGACTAGTAGTACCTATACCTACTTTGCCTGATGAGTCTATACGCATACGTTCTTCGCCACCAGTTCCTTCAAAAGAAATGTAGCCTGTTGAATCCCATACTTGTCTTCTTTGTCCATCGTGGTAAAGAGATAGTGCCTCTCCGTTTGCACCATGCGACCTTATATAAGAAACCTTACCTGCTCCTTTTGTGTTGGTTAAAACCAATGCTTTAGTTGCTTCAAAGTCACCTTCAATGTCTAATTTACCGTCAGGACTAGTAGTACCTATACCTACTTTAGCCTCAGACACATCAACAAACAATGTGTTGGTATTGACAGCTACGTCAGCACTAAAGTTAACTACACCAGTAAACGTGTCACCCGCTGTGTCAGCCTTAGTATTTACCGCTGTCTGTATGTTTGTAAATTCAGTTGTGAACTCAGAGCCTTTAATCACCTTACCCGCGTTACCTGAAGGAAGACTATCTTTTGCTCCGAAGTTCGTTGTTATAGTATAATCAGTCATTTAAATTAATCTCCCTAGTAGAGCGTGTACATCTATTTGTTGTATTGAATAAGGTGCGCCATTGATAGTAGACTCGATACCTATGGTTACTACAGTACCACTACCGCTTGTGTTAATCTTAGGACGTTGTATGTCCGTACCTACTGTGTATTGACCTATGCTAAACTCAGCTACGTTGTACTCAGATATAGGTGTGTTAGCTAGTTCAGTACTAAAGTTTTTCTTAGTGAACCCACCGTCATAATCATATCCCCATGCTAATGTAGTCTGTGCGGATACGTTACCAATAACTGTAATGTTAAACTTTTTAAGGAACTTAAGGTTAGTAGAGTTACCGAAGTTTAACGGGTTACTGTAGTAAAGCATTTGATAAGTACTACCATCATCTAAGTATTCTTCGTACTTAAATATACCATTCTCTCTGCCGAAGTAAAGACTACCGTCCTGTAGTATCGCTAGGCTACGAGGGTTAACACCTGCCCATGTGGTTACTCTGTTAGCACCATCAGGTAAAGTACCACGCATATCAAAGCAATAGATTGTCTGACTATCTTGTAAAGACAATAAGTAAAATGCTTCATCTGCACTGTAGATAGACTTAATAGGATTAACCTGCTGTCTAACCAACGTAGTTAACTCAGTGCGTACGTTGTTACTAATGTCACGCATAGGCATTGACTTTTCTTGTATAGTACGACTAAAGCTACGTACACCATCTTCAGATAAGAACAAGATGTCAGTACCTGTGTGTTGTACAGAGTCTCTAGCGATACAACCTACGCCTTCTACAGTGTCGTGTAGTTTAAATACAGCCGTGTCTGCGTTGGGTGTTTCTGCTCCCTCGTACACAATAATTGAACGTCTACCAAAGATAATAAGAAACCCGTTGTGTGCCGCCAGTGCCATAACCTCGTCATCGCCTGTAGGGAATACTTTATTTAAATCTAACGAACCTGCTCCAGAACCATGCCAATTATCATAGACAAGTAAACTACTCCAGTATACTTTGTTTGGTTCGTTAGTAACACCTGTAGCCCACAACCGCCCATAAGCGGCTATGACCTCATTACCGAAAGGTGCGTCATGTCCACCATCTTCTATTTTAATTAACGTAGTGCTTCCTGCTATAGAAGCAAGAGGGTGATGACCTTTCTGAAAGAATACTACATTATTATTAAATGTAACTATCTTCCAGTTGTTAGCTGTTATTGTATAAGGGTCGGGAAGAGTTACAGGTGTTAAGGTTGTAGTGCCTGTAAATATTTTATTGTTGCCCGCAGAGAATACTATTTTAGTACCATCATTCTTAACGTACTCATGTACAGCCTCTATGCCTCTACTAGAGCCTAACTGTGTAGCCGTACTAGAATCAGTGGATACTTCCGTATAGCCCTTACGCGCCCCTATACGTCCATATTCGTCAATAACACAGTTACTAGCGGTAGCCGCAAAGGATTGGTCAAGAGACAGTGGTGAATCCTGACTGTTAATGCCCGCAAATCCTGGGGCTTGTACTGTAATGTTCTGTAATCGTTGTGCCATTAGCAAGGTGTCCATACAGTTTCAGAAGGGAATCTAGCGGCATCAAACGCTACTGCATCTGCTAACGTAGTGTCCGCTAAAGAGAATAACTCTTGTGCTGAAGTACCGCCTGTCTCTCCACGCTCACGGGAGGCTAAGGCTACTGCGTACTGTACTACTGGTGATGAAGGTACAACTAGTTTATCTGCGTCAAGAGCAAATGGGTCTGCTCTATCAACAATGTTAAATCGTAATGTATATGCTTTGTCTGGTTTAGGGTATAAGTCAACTAAGGCATTGCCGTTAGCATCTACACCATTCCAAGAGTAATAGTCAGGAGAACCTTTGACAGGCTCTTGTACTAGGTATGCGTTGTTCATCCAAGAAGAACTAGCGGAACGCATAAAGGAGTTAGACGTATCGTTAATAACGTCCAGTATCTTAAATGAGTTGTTAGTACCCGTCATGCTATAACTAAATACATCATCAGTAGTAGTTACTGTGATTGTACTTCTAAGTGCTGACCAGTCCCAAGCATCCTCAACAATGCGTCTAGCATCATTGACAAACTCACCTATTAGTTTTACATAGGAGTCATTTGAGTTTTCAATACTAACAACTTCGTCCTCTCGCATCCTACGTAATACACTGTTTACTAGTTGTAAATAAGTCATTATCCATACTTCCTTAAGTTCATCATGGGACTAAGCATTTCCTGTGTAGACTTAATCTCTGTGTCAAATTTAAATAGTTCTTTATCAAACAAACCTTCTGTAGGCGTAAAGGCTGTTCTTTGTTGCTGTTGTCCCTGACCGCCACCTAGCATACCTCCAAGTAAGTCGCCCCCTGCTCCCAACAAATCTCCTAAAGGACTATCAATAGCGTCTATAAAAGCATCAATAGGGTCTATGATGTCTTGACCTACTTCCCCTAAAGTTTGTAACGTAGGGTCTACTACTTTTGAACCGAACGCGTCTATTACGTCATCAATAGGGTCTATAAACGTATCATCAAAGTCACGCCCTGCTTGTTGAAGAACATCAATCCCTTGTTGTGCTACGTCCACTACAGGCTCTAATCCTCTTTTAACGGGCTGTAAAACTGCATCATCAAAAGCACGACCACCTGCTCTTACAGCACCTACTACAGGCTCAAGAGCATCTCCGAGGTCTGAAAAGAACTGAGACTCTGGTAAGTCAATATCAACATCAGGTAAAGCACTCCCCAGTTGTTTAACAGCATCAACACCAAACTCTTTTATTAATGCTTTGTCAATGTCACCACCTTCTAGTATTGTAGTCTGAACATCCATCATACCTTCTGAAAAGGCTTCAGCATCCATACCAAACAGGTCTTTATCAATACCCAAGTTAGCAACAGTATTCTCAAGTATAGGCGCAGTTACTTGACCTATTGCGTAACCTTTAATAGCACCCTTAAGAGCATCCTCAATGTCTCCACCTGCCGCTACAGCACTTGCCGCTGTTAACCACGGATTACCCGTTATAGAACCTACAAAGGCTAATGGTTTAGCAATACCTTCGGGGTCTGGTCTAACAAATACATTACTGTATGTACCTAGTTCTGCATCAGGAGAAGTCTGATACCGTTGCATTCTTTTAAGACCTGCATCCCAATCAATGTGTGCCGCAGTACCTGTGTTTAAATAAATACCTTCACCACGGAAGGAGTCAGGTCTTTTGAAACCTTCTAAGTCTTCGTACTTCTGAACTATTGGAACACCTGCGTCATCCAAGAAGTCCTTCATTACGTCCGCTTGTGCTTCCACAGCTTGACGTAGTTGGTTACTTTCCCTTACCCAATACTGACGCTTGCCGTATCCTCTTTTGCCGGGAGGATTGATAAGCCTTTTGTGTGTTTCCTCAGTGGAAAAATCCAACACACCTTCTTTAATTCTTTCTTGGTATTCTTTATACTTGTCATAATTTTCTGGTAACTTACGTCTTTTTCTTATTTTGTAACTTCCTCTTTTGCGGTCTGTAAATACTTTTACATTTTCATAGGTAGGTTCAGCTATTAAAGCATAATCTTTGTCAGTCCAGTTTTTAGAAATACTGTTGGCTCGGTCATACCAATACTGTTTGTATGTTTCATCAGCCGCTTGTTTAGCTTCAGCAAAAGTGTTTGGCGTACCCGCGTTATAAGATGCTCTATACGTAGGAGCAAGTTTTTTACCTCGACGTGGCGCAGTAGCTATTTTTCGCTGTTTTGTTTTTTTCGTTAACTCTTCCCATCTCTTACGCATTTTAGGAGACATCTGTCCAACTAGACTTTGACCAAACATTATTTATTCCTCTCTACGCCTTTAGCTTTTTCTACAGTTCTCATAGCACCTAAACCAAGCATACCCATAAGTACTGGCATCATAGTTGATATATCTAAAACAGGGACTTCAATGGTAGAATCGGCAAGAGCAAGCGCAAAATTTGCCATCGGGATAAGAAGGTAGTTACTCGCAAGTCCAAGACAACAAGTCCAACCAACAGCAGGTCTCCAACCCGATACAAATAGGCTTCGGTGTGCCGCTTCTGTCTTATTAACTTCAATCTGCGCTTTCGCAAGTTCCTGCGCGTGTTTTTCAGCCATTGTCGAAAGTTCAAACGCGATAGCATTCTTCTTGTCTTTATCCTCTATAAATTTGTCAAGTAAACCTGTAACAGGTGCTATTAGTTGCTCTATCATAATTTACCTCTGTAAAGGGCTTGCATTAAGGTAGTCCATCCCTTGCCACAAATCCTCTACCTCTTTGGTTAATGTCTTGAACTTTACTTCTGTATCACCAATGTCATTAATAATAATCTCTGCTTTAGTTACCGTAGCTTTCATAGCCTCTATCTCGTTAGATAGCTTAGAAACGTCTGTATTCAATTCTAACAGCTTTTCTTGCTGACTTAGTAGTGTCTCTAGCCTTGTGCCTAAAGTCGCTAGATTCTCACGTATGGGGCTTATATCGGGTATTTGCTGTGCCTCTACTGCTTCCAGTCTTGAGTACAAACTAGAGGCTGTCCACACGCCACCACCTATAGTGCTACCAATACCAAGTACAATAGCAATCCACACGCCCTTGAATGATGTGTCACCTATCTTGAGTTCTGTACTTTCTAAACTCATAGTTCAACACACTCCGTTCCGTACATAAAGCACGAATAGCCTAAGTAGGTAGGTGAAGTCTGAAAGAACTCTGATTCACTACCTGCGGCTAAGATGTCAGTTTCAGTTACGTATAAATTTAAACCCATATCATCGTTACCGTTAAGGAATACAGCCGTTAGGTTTCTAGTAGTAGGATAACCCATAGACACCCACTGTGCGTTAGCATCATAAAAGATGTTAGTCTGTTCCGCTGTAGTGTTAGCGTTCTCAACGCCTTGCTCTAGGAATGCTACAGCTTCCTCTGAGTTAGCTACGGCTAGATAAGCACTAGCGTTGTTAGCATGAGTCTCAATGTCATCTACTGACTGGTTGTACGTATCAACAGTCTCTTGTTCAATCTGTAGTACTTCTACAGTCTCAGCTACAAAGATTTGTACTTCTTCTTCCTGCTGTGGATTGCCTTGTGCCTCTTCTACTCGTTCAGCTACTTCCACAACGGAAATCATATCCACTACAGCTTCAGTGAATACATCTATGGCTTCATCCATTAATGTTAACTCTTCCATAGCCTTGTTCTCTAATACAGCCTTAACGTCACCGTATGGCTGATAGTTAGTAGCAAAGTTATTTAACGCAGTGTTGTACGCCTGTACCTGTGCTTCCTGTATGTGTGCTGTAGTAGATAGAGTACCATCAGACAAAGCGTCACCCTGATTGGCATACTCCATACCTGCGCCCACTAGGAGGATGCCAGTGTTAATCTTATCGACTATGGCAGTACTTGAGTCAAGTAGTGCGTCATATTCACTTGACTGAACTACGGAACTTAGCACTAACAGAGATAATAGTATCTTCTTCATCTGTGTCCTCTCCTCCTATGTTTAATACGTTATTGTACCAATCTTTAGTTTTCTTG